GAAGAAGAACCTGTGGCCTCAATGCTACCTGGGGTGGACAATGCGCGATAGGTAACCGCACCACCTTTGCCAGTATATGTTGGCACGGTGAATGCAACGGTTGCTTGGGCGTTACCAGCCGTGGCGGTACCAATCGTCGGCGCATCTGGCGTACCACCACTGCTTGCGATTATCGTCAATAAGCCCATTTAAACTGCCAAATCTCCCAAAAGAATCCAAGTATCGGTTGCGCGCTTAAGACACACGCATGAGGAGTACTGAGCACGAAGTTTCAATCCCGGAGTTCCGTTTACTGTTACGCCTGATGCACCAGCAATAGTCGTTTGACCGGCACCCGTTTGTATGATGATAATCTGAGTACCTACCGGAAAAGCAACAGAAGAGTTCAATGGAATTGTCAGGGTGGTTCCGGCAGCATTGTTCATTTCAACCACTTTTCCGTCGTCAGTAAGAGCAAGCGTGTACGCACCTATGGTGGCGTTTGTGTCGACGTGATAAACCACGTTGTTCGTCACTGCGATTGACGTTGCCGTTGCTGCGCCAAGTATCGGCGTGGTCAACGTTATGGATGCTGCAATCTTTCCAGTGGTGACTGCGTTAGACGCAATCTTTGCCGATGTTATGGCAGAGTCCGCTATGGTTGCGGTACCAATCGCACCGGCATCAAAGTTGCTGCCAGCCGAAAGATTGTCGACGAACGTCTTGACTTGCGTGAAGTTCGTGTTCATTTGCGGTGCGTCGATGACATCACCATTGTTGAATGTATATAATCCCGATAATACGGCCATTACTTCTGACTCCTTACTTTGCGTCTCTTGTATTTATAAGCGATTGAATTTAATCCCCATTGTCTGCCTTGAGGGCCACCCGTTGTGGCAGATGCCGGACCTTGGAATTTAAGTTGAACAGCTTTTGCTCTCTTAAGTCTGCCACCTCGTTGAATGCCTTCTCTGAGGTCGCTTTCACCGAATACACCAACTCCGTATACACCGCTTCCCCACAATGCACCAGTGTCAATGGGTTCCAGGTTTATTGTATGATTAGTGACAGATGTTTCGGTATTAAAATCATGATATACGTTTACGTTTACTTCTGTTGTTTCGTCCACTGGGCGAACAACATACAAACTTCTTACGAACGTTTTGTCCTGAACGTAACGGTCATCATAAAACCAAGGCGTAACGAAGACTGTTTGGTAGTTGCCAAGTTGGTCTCCGCCTTCAACATCATCCATGACGTTTTGCGGAATGTCATCTGAGTATTCGAACTCGTCCACGTACATGATGTATTTGAACGTGTCGCTTGGATGAATCATAAGATGCCAAATTTCACCCGTTGAATCCGTCCAGTCGCATCCGGACAACAGTGCATATCCTGTTATTTCTACGGGAGTTGCGGCTTCCTGGTAGATTGCAGATTGGTACATGCTGAACGCGCCAGATTGACCAATCGAGGGGTCAAATATAAAATTCATGTTTGGATAATCTACCGCAGTACCAGTGGGGTTGGTCGTTGAGCTGGTGGTGGTTGAGTCAAAGTCAAACGGTGCCGACATCCACACTCTGTCGTTTACGAACGACAAAGTCAAGTCCGTCAATCTATTAGCATTGATTCTGTTGGTATCGATGATTGGCTTCAATCTTGAAAACAAGTCTTGAATGCCGTTACGGTTGAAGAACAAAAGCCCTGATGGATAATCAAAAAAGAACGCCCCGCCACCGCCCTCAACAACGTGTTGTGGGTACTGTATTCCTACCGTCGTAGAAAGTTCCACTAATTGGAAAGAATCTACATCGTAACCCATGAGCAAGTAAACTGCCTTGGGCTTGAATATTAGAAGTTGTCCATCAACCACAGCCAGGCCACGTATACCTTCGCCACCAGCCACGATATCAATATAGTCGTCTTGGAAATAATCTTCTGGTCTGTTTTCATGCGACCAACGAAGTCTGTTAGGATGGTCGACAAGCGATGGTGTGGCATCATCGTTCAGTTCTTTTGTGTTTGCCACGAACAGTTTGTTTGCGTGCGCTCTGACATGCTCTGCTCTTGGCATGTAACCACCAACTGGATTCTGGTACGGCTGCCATGTTGGGCCAGATGCTAAAAGTGCGGTTGCGTAAGTGTTTGTTTGATTCCATTTGTACATTTGGCTTGCGTCTTTGCCAATTGCAAAGTATACAGTGTCAAGCCATTGTGTGACACCAGCGCCGTTAGTCGACTTTACCGCAATGTCATTGCCAGAAGAATATTCTAAAGTTGAAAAGTTACTACCAGTAGATTGGTATATTTTGCCGTCTGTTGGTCCGACAGAATCATAACCAGTGTTTAATATTATTCTTGGTGTCGTGGCATCTTTGTAATTAAACAAGCCCTTTGGCTTCCAGTTACCGCTGACTTGTGTCGTATGCTTTTTTCTGTACGCGGCACGGCTGAACACGCCACCACGAGGGTCTACGTCCAAGTTCAACAGGAACGGCGATTCGTTATCGCGCAACTGGAACTGGTCTGCACGAAAGTTCAAACCACCAGTAAAGTCTCTTTTCTGATTGAAAAGAATTTGGGCCATTTAGAGTGCTACTCCTAGTGGATATGGACTGCCTGGTAGTACGCGAATATTCGGTGTGTCACTCCACCACCAGTCGTACGGCGTGAGTTGCAAGCCACCAGACATGATGAGTTGTCTGTTGCTCGATGGTGCAGTCAATTGACCTTGTATGATTGCCACTGCTTTTTCAAAGCTGCGCATGTACTCATTGGCCATTTCCGGGTCTTCCTGGAATTGGAAGATGCGTGCCATCACGTAGTTGATGAGCGGTAACTGCATTTGTGGGTCGATGTCCAAGGCGGTGTTTGCGTCAGAAAGCCATGTCAACGAAGGAACCCTATAGGCACGTACGGTCAACGAATAGTTGTCGTTTGGTTTTGGCCAAAGATTCAATTGATTTCCCCATATGGAAAAATATGCTGGAATATCAGCCTGGTCTTGCGAACCAACCCAAATTGATTCACACCTTGCTTGGTCTAAATATATTAAAGTATTGCCTTGCCCATTGTTGCCCGATGTCGGTCCATTGTTTATTACTGCAATGAGACTTTGGATATCATTGAGTGTTTGGTTTGCGGTAACTGAGGGAATGGTTCTTTGAAATAAGTTGTAACCTCTTACTCCGTTAACGGTTACAAAACCATAAGTTGATTGATAGTAAGGAAATCTTGTGCTCAAAGCAACAATCTTTTGAAAACCTTCTTTTATGAAACCATCCACCAGGTCCGTGGAAATGTCGTCGTTTTCATCAAAGCCAATGTCCAGGTCCGACAATTCACCAATGAATGTACGCATTTGTGCTAAAGTTAAGTTAGCATTTTGAAATGGAATTGGCATTTAAAACTCCTATACTTTTGGGTCTAAAGCTGCGTCTTGGTTTTCACCCATCTTCTTTAGTGAATTAAGATGACCTGCGCAGTAATCGGTTCCTTTTGCCTTCGGTGCTTTGCATTGTTCTTCTTTGTGCGTCATCGCCTGGCACAAACCGTTCTTGTAATGAACGCCACCGTACGGAATACCGGATGGTGGGGCAATCTCTACGCCCTCTCCGTGGTAGTCGGCCATGCCGCTACCAATGTGTCTTGCGCCTGCCACGGTACCGTAGGGCTGCGTGCCCGCTAGTGCTTGGCCTTGGCCTCTTGTTTCTTTGCTCATATTAAACTCCTTCGTTTGTAGTAAATGTAGAACATGCCGCCAAGGGTTCCTTCACCCCTGGCGGCACGTTACCGATTGCTAGATTAGGCTTCGGTTGGCCAGTCGATACGCTTCCAAGAAACGAACGAGAGTCCGCCTTTGGCTGTTATCTTGCTGGCGTTTTCTGCAACGCCGCTGACTCCGATGAAACCGTCTGCTGATGGCTGAACAACGCCGAATACTACGGCCTTGTTAAGTCCATCGACCGAGGCTGAACCGTGGTCTGGGGTGTCAATTGCAACACATGCTGTACGAACGACAGTTGTTGCATCGGTGTTGTATTCCGATATGAACTGTACGTTTGTTGGAGCAGCAGATGCTGTGAGCGAGAAAGCTGCACCTTCTGTTGCGCCGTCTGCATCGTAGACAACTTCTGCGTGGAACGAATAGACCTCGCCGGCCTTTCCGTACCAACCGAAGTCACCTGAGTCGAGTGCTGCGTATGTGGTTCCGACTACTACGTCGGCTGCTAGAACGTTTGTGCGTTCTACGATGAATTTATTATTTGTTGCCATAGTTGTTTCTTTCTCCTTATCTTTAGATAGATTACCTAACTATGTTGGTTTTGTTTTTGTATTGCGGGGAATCGCTAGCGGGAGAAGAGCTGCCCGAAGGATGACAGCTTTTAAACTTCCCCCGCTAACGAAACTTATCAGGCGTCAGCCGTGAGGTAACCTTGACGTGAGCGGTTGCTGCATGTCAACTGACCATAGGCCAACACGAGGGCGTAGCGGGCGTCAACGCCAGCAACGGTGCCGTTCATGAAGTCTGTGGTCTTGAACCAGTAGCCGTTCAAACCGGTGAGCTTGAGGTACTTCGTGTTGAGGAAGTACATTGGAGCGTCGGTTGCGTCAACTGCAAGCTCAAGGTCAAACACGACTGGTGTCTGCTTGAACATGAGGTTGGTGAAGCCAGCATTGGCCTTTGCAACGTCCTGATAACGAACGTTGTTGGTCAACAGTGACTCGTACTTCTCGAAGAGGCTGGTGTTCGTGATGATGAGGTCAGGAACATCGCTACCCTTTGAGGCACGGTTGTACACGTCGGCCATGTTGACGAGTGCAAGTGTTGCACCCATGGTTGTGGCCTGTGTTGGGTTCCACCAAGAGTTGCTCGATGCATCAATGCCACCGACTGTGTTGTTCTGGGTTCCAACGATGTTGCCCAGACCATTGAAGTCAGTTGCGGCTGAAGCCGAACCGAAGAGTTGCTCGTTGAGCGTGGTCTTCAACGACATTTCAGCCTGCATGATTTTTGCATTGAGCAGTTTGATGATTGCCTCGGTTCCACGGTTCTTTGCTTCCTCGATACCGCTGATTGCGATAGAAGCAGCCATCTGCTTCCAGTCGTACTCTGCGGCTGAGATGCCTTCCTGTGGGGTGAGGTCGATTGCATCGTAACCTGAGTAGGTTGCGACTGTGTCGTTAACGCCATAGAGCAATGGCTCAATTATTTGAGTACCACCCTCTTCGACGCGAACGCGACCACGCTCATTGAGGTGGTTCAAAAGGACGAGGTCCTTGAAAATGTTGTCGACCAGTGTTGGCTGATAGTTTTGCAGCGTAGTTGACAACAGTGAATTAAAGTCGGGATTACCGGCCATGTTATTCTCCTTGTTGGTTTAGATGTTGAGTGTCTTTTTGGCCTGTTCAAAGGCTTCAAAAACGGACGTTGGTTTAGCAGCCTTAGGAACGACTGAATTCTTGTTGGCAGAGCCACCAGAAACCACCGCAGCAGAACGCTTTGCCTCTACTCTAGCCTGTTCATCCATGAGCTTCTTCTTTGCCTCGGAGGCCGTAGAATAAACCTTGTCGAAGGTTATCTGTTTGAAGACTGCTTCTAGGTCTGTTGAACCTGTGGCTAGTGCTTTGGCTACCACTTCGTCTGCGTTGAAGTCGTCACCATACTTGCTTTGCAAAGAGTCGATTGTCCTAGTCAAATCATCCATGGCCTTCTGTTGTTCGAAAGCTGCGATTCTTTGTTCTAGACTACGAAGGTGCTTTTCAGCCGGGTCCAAATACTCTTCCTCGACCGGTTGGTCTTGGATTGGAGCACCTAGTCCATAATGCTTTTGTAGCGCCTGCAAGGTGCCTGCCGGGTCTTTTTGCAGAGCATCTGCTAAAGTTGCGGCAAACTGTACTTGCTTTCTTTGTTCGCTGAGTTCCTGCGTCTTGCGGGTATAATCCGCCTGGCGCTGGTATCCAGCTAAAGCCTCCTTGACTGGAACTATTACTTCTTGGCCATCTACTTGGAGTTTGACGACTTTGTCGGCAATCTCTGTATAGTCAAAAAGCTCTGGTTCTGGTTGCGGAGTTTCTGCTGTGACCTCTGTCGCTTCGTCAACTTGTCCGCTTGCGGCGGGGTCAACTACGTCTTCAGGGTTAGCATTAATTAAATTATCATTTGTCATTTTAGGAGTCCTATACTTCTTTGGTTATTCCGTTATATAAAAGGTCTCTACCTATAGGTAAAAACCTTTACATTTTATTTTACTGCCCACCTAATAATGCTTGAATTATCTCGGGGGGAAGACTTTGAATTGAGCCTGGTAGGGCACCAACGCCTGGTTGGGCACCTGGGCCTTGAATTGGGGCACCGGCTGCTGTTATTAAACCTGGCGGTACTTCGGTTGGCATACCTGGAGGCATTGGGGCTGGTCCTAATTCTTGTGGAGTGCCACCTGCCCCAGGAGGTAATGGGGCTTCTTGTAAACCCTGTTGAGTTATAAAAGAACCTGGGTCTTTGACACCAAAGCCCTGCTGTAGCACGTATTCTGCCAGTCTTGGCAAGTTTACAAGTCCAGCTTGTGCGAATGGTTGCATTGCTGAAACCATCTGTAGGGCCATGTCTCTGCGGAAAGCTTCGTTTCTTGGAGCAGTAGAACCAGCTTCAACATTGAAATCAAATTCACCAGCGATATACTCACGGTCAAAAGTCAACCATACTGGGGCTGCTTCTGTGCCCACTATTCTTATGGTCTGTTCACCTGTCATGAACTGTTGTGCCAGCATTATAAGATTAGAAGCACACGCGGCAATTCCGTTTTCGATGGCGATGAGCTTTTCTGCCACCCTGGCATTCCCGGCTTCGGCAATGATGGCGGCCTCACGAGCAGTTCTTGTTGTCTCGGGGATTGCACCACGCTGGTATTCAGACACGCCTGATACTCTGTCAATGTCATTTTGGATGAGTGTTGACTGGTTGTAGAATTCTGGCGGGTTGATGAGTGCGGGCATTGGTACGACGACATTGTTTAAGTTTTCTCCTGACTTGACCGGAACGACGACGTTGTCTTCGTCCGATACCAAGGCTTGGCGACCATCGTCATCAAATGCCGATTCCATGAACAGCCACTTGCGGCTGTAACGCTTTCTGTGCAACATCATTTGTGTACGAGTTTCGTTCAATTCATATTGCAGTGGTTCGATTGCCTCAAGCTCACCCATCGGGTAAAAGAAACCTGGAATGTCATAGTTGCGCAACATGAAGAATGGATGACCAAAAACATACGGCATTTTGATTGGTTTGATTAAGAATTTGTCTCCGCCTGAATCGGAGAACACGCTCATTTCGCCGGTTTCTATGTTGTAATATTCGTAAATGTCGCAATACGCATCGTCTGGAGAAGAACCACTGTCCACTCTGTAACCTTTGTCCATGTTC